CGGTTGATACGCTGCAAAATCTTGAGAACTCGGCCCTGAGACTTGTGCAAACGGGCGTGAATGCTTGAGAAAACCGCCGCACCCTGCTCAATCAGGGCCTGAGTCGTCCCAACAGGCGCATTTGCATTGACATCGGCAATCTTTTCTTCGCTCGTCGTCACTACACCCTTAGCAGCACTCGTCAACCAGCCCAGAAGCTCGAACAAGACCGGGCTTGGCGGGTTAAAGGGCATCGGCATTGCCAACTTGCGCACATCATCTACGCCTGGAGCCGCCTCGATCTCTGCGACCTGGGTAACTTCGACCTGCTGAGACTGGCCCGACACCTTTGCGCCCTTGAGCTTCAGGAGCGTTGCAGCGTTGTTGATGTGGGCAGAGTCCAACAAGGCCCGCAAAGCGCCTGTAGCGGCCGCTGAGAGGCCTCCAATGAGGTGCGGCAGGCCAACAGCATAGGCTCCACGCCACGGGATGAACTTGAACTCGACAATCCAGTCGAGCTTCGTCATCGTGTCGTCGCCCTCTTCCCAATTCCGGTACAGACCAACGACTTCTGAGTCCAAGTCATCGATCATCAGGATGTAAGGAGCCGACTCGCCCTTCGTAATCGGGTCGTCTTCCAGTTCCAGCCATGTGTAGATGTGATACACGCGGCGGATACCGTCTTCGTTGTCGTTCTCTGACTTGCCTTCGATCTTGTTCGTGGCCTTCTGAGCGCCAGTCGGCTCAGGATCCATCGTTGCCCGGATGAAACTGACGTCTCGGTACATGCCCGAGTCAATCCGGCGCTTGAACTCGTAGTCGGAGATGTCGTCAACCTCCGTTACACGCTGGGCCGTGTAGAAACTACCCGCGGCAAACGGCAGAAGTACGTTGTCAATCGGCAAAAACTGAGCACAAGGACGCTTCTTCTTGTCGTCGTACCAGAGTTTCAGGTACTGCGAACCACCGAGAGGCAACTGAGTGAGCATCTGCTCTTGCTCATCAGCAAACTCTTCGATCTGGTCGGTCAACTGCCAGTTCATGAAGTCACGTTTGCGCTCGGCAATCGCAACTTTCTCCTCGTCCACATCACCCAGAATCTGAGTACGGGTCGGGCCATCAGGCGGAAACAACTCTTTGAAGGCCCGAGCAGCAAAATCCACGCAGGATTCAGCCATCACAGGGTGGACAACCTTGGATGCCCCGTTGAAATTAGCCCCACCGGGAGCGTCATTACCCAATCCAGTACGGCGGATACCCTCTTCGTACTGCTTGTCCCGCTGCTTTCGAGCCTCTTTGTCCTTCTCAACCAGTTGGATGTAGCGAAGAGCCATCGAACCCAGGTCAAGAGAATCAATTACATCGCCGTCAGCAAGATTCTGATAGAAGTCTTCATCTTCCATCGGACCTTTGCCTTCCATCCGGACAATTGCAGAGCCATCAGGAAGCTCCTCAATCTCGGATTCATCAAGGTCTAGCTCAACCTCAACAGGCTCATCAGGCGTCTCTTCCTGTTCGCCCCCCACAAAGCGGTTGAACTCGGGATCAATCGGGAATTCGGTTGCCATGATTAGATTATCGCCTCGTTAAGCACACTCAATCCAGTCTTTTTCACTTCACCACCTTTTTTGTAACCTCTTATTTGCTTTAGGCGGTTGTAATACTCGCCCAGTTGGTTGATGTACTGCTCGTCAACAACCTGATGAGGGAACAACTTTTGGATGGTTGGGGTGAAATCCTGTGGGCGCTTGGTTGACTTGATATATGCCGAGGCATCAGGGAAGGCCAACTCAATAGGAGTCAGTTCCTTAGTGTGCCCCAGCGCCTGTCCAGCAATGTCGTGAGAGTAAGTCTTGTGAGAAGAGCCAGGAATCAGACTGGCCCCAGGCTTCATGCGGCCAACAGAGAGTCCAGTCATGCTGTGCTCCATGTTGCGCAGGGCTGGCTCCATGATTGCGTACTCAATCTCTTTACCACTAGGGATACCCAGCGGCGTAGTAATCGACTCCTTCTTCATGCGATCATTAAACCACTTGCGAAGCTCAGGGTTTTCTTGCGTTGCCTTGTAAGCCTGCTGATAGTCTTCAATCCCAGGGAAGTCAGGAAACGTGATCCGTACCTTCTCTTTGGTCTTGGGGTTGATCTTCTCGTACCCCTCGCGGATCATCTTATTGAACATCTCCGCGGCTTTGGGGTGAACGTTGGATGCCTGAATCGCCAGCAGGTTTGCATCTGCAAAGTGCTGGGCAAAGTTCATAGCATCATGACCCATCGCCAGATGTAGCGCCATGATCTCAGGCGTCTCATACATATAAGACAGGTCTGTAACCTTGTTCTGGAATATCTGTGCAGGCCCCTCGTTAGAAGCCCAGAACCTCGGGTCATCTAAGTCTTGCTTGCCAAGGCCATACTTGGCCCCGCCCTCCTGCACAGATCCAATAGGTAGACCCTCAACCTCCATCAGCATCTGGTCGGCCACCGAGATATCCCCAGGCAGGGCAATCCGCACTTGCCCAACTTCTTCAGGGACCACAACCGACTGCATGACTTCCTTGGTGGGCTGAATATCCACCTGCATCTTCTGGAGCTTGTCAGCCTCCTTCACCGACCGACCAGCAAGGTTTGCTGCGATCTTGTCGGACTGGCGCACATGCTGCCCCATCTGCTGACGGGCAACACGCTCTGCAGTCTTGGTGATCTCTTGCGGAGGTAGGTTAGGAGCCCGCGGCAGGTTCAGCGGCAGGGCTTGGTAGTTGCCAATCGTCTTAGCGCCCTTCAGGAGCTTAGCAAGACCACCGCCTGCCATGTGAGCTTCTTGCCTAGCGTCTGCCATACGCAAGGCTTGCATGAATGCCTTCTGATCATCCATGCCTGTTGACTTGAGCTTTGCAGCAATAGCGTCTGTGTCTGTGACTAGACCGCCTTCTGCCCGAACAATTTCAGGCGTCATGTCAACGATGACTTTGGCCGGGATTGACTGCATTCCCAAGTTCTTAAAGGCTCTTGCGCGATGCTGACCTTCAATAACATACGGCACGCCAGTCGCGTCAACTCCGACAAAGATAGGCGTAATTTCTTTATTGCCTTCAATCTGTTGCGCCAAGTTCTTAATCCTAGCCAACTCTTTAGGGGAGTCATAACCACCAAGCCCACCAAGAGCGTCTAAAGGTATCGACCTAACTTTAGGAACTACCTCGTAGTCCGTAAAATTTGATTGCGCAGATGTATGAAGGTCATCCTCTGGATTTGATCCTGCCTTTCGCAATGAAAAGCCACGGTCACCTTGCCACTCATCAAACGACTTGACGGTTTTGCGCTGCGCATCAGGCAAACCCTCGATCCAAGATGGATCTGGCTTTTCTTCAGCAATCTTTACTTGCGGACGCTTCAACTCTTCAACTTGAACCATCAACTTATGGATGCGTTCGCTGTCTTCTCTATTCTTCAATAGCGTCTCGTCGCTGATTTGATCAAGTCCTGCGGCTCGATCTGCCTTGGCTCGATTTCGCATTCCTTGCGCTATCGCTTTCGCTTCTTCCTCCATCGATTTAATCATGTCAGCCGGATCAGGCAGCTTCTCTTCGTTGCGTTGCAAGATGCGTAGCTTTTGCTCTTCCCCAGGAAAGATCACGAAGTTGCGGGTTCCGATGGGAGTGGCAGTTGCCCCCATCTGCTCAAGCACATCATCGTTAGGCTTGAAATTAAACTCTTGGCTAGTGCCATCTTTGAAATCCAACCTCCACCTCCCAGTGCCAGATGGCCCACGGGATTGCGAGTCAAGGTATTTGATACCAGGGACTTTCCAGCTTTTGAGGTAATCAGATGCGTACTTTGCCGAGCCCAGAGCGTGATACAAATCCTCCCCAGTTCTGTTACCTAAAAGCGCACGCTTACTGTACTCAATAGGCAGGCCAGCATCTTCGGCTATTTCGCGCAAAAGACCAGACTTATAGATGTCCTGTTCTTTCAACGGCTTATCCCAGTCCAACATCCTTGGGATCATCTCGTCAGGGATGTCTACGGTGTAGAGGGAACCTTTATCACCAAAAGCAGTGGTTTCGACGGAATTTTGTTTCCATGTCTTTAGTTGCCGAACTATTGAAGCAGATCCAAGGTTCGATTCGGCATCTTTTATTGCCGCGTCATAATCCCCACCATGCTTAGTTAAAAAAGCGCCTGGGTCAAATCCATCAGTCGTACTTCTTGCTGCTATTTGCGTCGAGCCATCTTTCATTTTGATTTTGAATCCGTCAAAAGTAAGGGCTTTCTGATATGACCTCGCCACATCTGGCGACTCCGCAAAGTAAATCCCATGCCCATAAGCCTGAGCACCCTCTCCCGTGCCAATCTTCTCGGCCTTAAACTTCCCCAGCGGGGCACCCTCTTCAGATGAGAACTTGTGCGGAGTCCCGTGGTAGGCAGTCAACTGCGGAGCCAGTCCACTCTTCAGCAGGTAGCCCTCTGCCATCTCAGCAGCCTTCGGCCCTAGAGCCCTTCCTGCGGCCTTAGCGCCCCTAGCTAAAGGCTTGGCTACAGGAAGCGCCTGTAGCGCCCCCAAGCCCAATCCAAGGCCCGTCGTCAGTCCGCTATCGGTCTCTTGCCCTTCGCGGATCATTGCGCCCGCTTCCTCGCCAACATAAGGAGAGAACGGGACAAACTCTTGCAGGCCAATACCAAACGGCAATACGCTCTCTTGCCCTCCCAGCAAGCTCTGCGATACCGTCCTTGCACGGGGACCACCCATCTTGGGGGTGAGATACCCCTCAAGGCTTCGAGCGTGCCTCTGAGCCATTGAAGGAGCAGGCAGCGCCGTCATCGAGGCTTCAGGCTCAGGACGCCTACGAAGCACCGTATCAGTCAGGCGCTCCTTCCCACCAATAGGAACATCCAGCACAGACGACCCAGGCGGAAACTCTGGCTCCTTCGGCCGCTTACCAGATGAAGGCATGACACCGAATGCGGCACCACCCTTACCAGTAACACCTCGTCTGCGGGCAGCCTCAATAAAGGCCTGCCTGTCCTGCTCGGGTAATTCCATGCCTGCTCCTAACGTGCGGCGGCAATCTTAACCCCTGCCTATCTCTTTAAGCAAACGAGGGCCAGCCGTGTAATGCCAGCGCCAGGACTTGGTTACACCATCCTTCTTGCGGGTTCTCGTAATCCAGCCGTTCTGCTCTGCCTGTTGCAAAGTAGCCCGGATGTTGTTGTGATCCACATCCCACTTCAGCCCAATGTCCTGACTATTTAACTCCTCATCAGGGTTGACGGCGAAGAACACACACAGCGGAGTAACTATGCTCATCGGTCACTTTGTCAGGTAGCTGAAGACTTCGTATCGGCCGCAAGACTGACACCACCACCTGTACCTATTTCCCGTCAGGTCTGACTTGCTCAGGACTCCACCACATGGACACATAGTTGCTCTTCCTATTGTTAACCTGACACATGGCGCATATCCGCCTACCGTCAGCAGTAGGCATGACTTTGTTACGCCTCTTACTCATACCACCAGTGCTGTACATCGTACAGAGTGTGTCATGCCCATTCCACAGATGCGCCGCACCCTTCTTACTTGTTGGCCTGTACAGATACATATCTAACCTCCAAATGACAGGCTCGGAGAGAGTGACTGAGCGACTGAGCAAAGCACACCCCTAGCCCAGCATGTAAGCCAGGGATGGCTGCAGTTCCAGGCGCGTCGGTCGTTCCTTCGCTTCCTTCGGCTACGGACATCTCTCAATGTTCCGCCGTAGCTGGTCAGACATTTGGACCCATTGTGAGATCCCTCCTTAGCGCACTGACCAAGCTCGACCCGGATGTTGCCGTTGCCCCGGATAACCCCAACCTCTTCGGCCTGGATCCGTTCTGGCGGATTCATCAACATCCGGCGCTATCCACACCCGCGCTTGCCGTGTCGGCAGTCTTTACGGCTCTCGTCTCAGGGAAAGACGTTCGTTGCCACCAAAAGCCCTGAAACCAGTCAGAGTAGAAACGACAAAGCCCTTGCTACTGCCTCCCGGTAGAAACCCCTCCGGGGCGGGAGAGGCGGTAGGCATGAGCAAGGGCTCTTAAGTCGGTTTCTACGCCAACAGAACGGACTGTATAGATGTGCAGTGCGCCTGTCAACAGGGTTGATGATGCACCCACACTTCATTACCCGTCTCAGGGTCTTTGAAGTCCAGCCTAGGAAAGCACCAACACAAAGGGGACATCACATGCCCCTCTCCCAAGAAGTGCGTCCTGACAACAGGCTCACTCGGAATAGGGGTTGGTTCTTCTTTGTCTGCCAGAGTCTGCATAGTCTTCCTCATCCCAGTCATCAGCGGGTGGCGGGTCAACCTCGAGCCAGCCAGCGTCCCTCAAGAACCGCAGGGCCTGCGTAGCGCTGTCCACGAAGTCATCGTGCGTTGTCTCAGGGAAGCTACAGATCTGGGACACGAACCCTTCAGCCCAGTCACGAACATAGCCCTTCCTCTGGGAGGACTCAGGTATCCACACCCGGCCGCGGCTGATGATGTTGCTGACGATGTTCAGGCGCTGCAGCTTGTCAGCCTTGCCGGGGTTATACGCCCTCACAGGCAGATGCGCTCTCTGCAGGTCTTGGATCAGAGAGATGCCTGCGGATTTGTCCTCGATGAGTATGAGATCCACGCGCTTCTTCTCTTTGCCCTCCCCGAAGATCGTCTCGTACTCGTCGATAACCTTCGGCCGCAAGTCGGGATACTGCATCCTCTCCTGCCAGCAATCAATAAGCATCGCAGACATAGGCCCGTCAAGTGGCTTAAAGACTCCCCAGGTCGTACAGGCAGTTGGGTCATTCTGTGTCTTCTCGCTGGTGGCGCAGTCGTAGGACTGGACGATGTACTCAAACTTCGGGAACGCCTTGCCATCAGGCCACAGCTTGAACATGCTGCGCTGCACAATCCCGCCCTCTTCAGGGTCGATGATCTCAGCGTGAATCTCCTGCCTGCCTAGCTTCGTCCCCTCGTACTGCAGGATCTGCTTCTGGAAGGACGGGGCGAGGTTCGCCAGATTGGCGTAGGTGCTGGCAGTGGTCAGGGCTACATCATCGCCCTCGCGGCCGACCAGTTCCACGATCAGATCCTTCGGCCGCGGGGTGGTGGTGGCAACGATGCGGGTTCTCGAGCCCAGGCGGACGGAGAACTGGATCTGGTCCCAGGCTTCCTGCAGGTAGTCCCAGGCAGCAAGCTCATCCAGCCATGCCCCGTGGAACTGCGGACCCCGGAAGCGCTCAGGCTCACTGGCAGGGATGCCTTTGATCAGTGAGCCGTTGGTGAGCTTCAGTTCGTGGTGCTGCTTGTTGTAGTCAGCAATCAGCGGGGCAGGGATGACGTTCAGAAGGCCGCTATCGCCCTCGAAGCAGGTGGCCTTGACGTCAGCACTGGTCGGAGCACCGACAAGCCAGCGTGTTCCTGGCTCCGTCCAGGCCCACCAACCTACCTGCTCAGCGGCCGTCCGGGTCTTGCCTGCACCTCTCCCCGCTAGAAGCAGCCAGATCGTCCACCAGTCGCCCGGAGGCGGCATCTGGTGCTTGTGTGCCTTCTCGATCCAGTTAGCCCGCCACAGGTACGCTAAACGCTTCTCAGGCGGTAATGTCTTGAGAGCCTGCAGTACATCAGGCTGCTGGAAGGCTTCAGCTAGATCACTCACCCCTAGCCTTCAGCATAGCGTCTGCGTATTCGTAAGCCGACGTTGCCGCCTCTGTTGGCAGGAAATCCTCACACATCACCTGCAGCACCTTAGCCGCGAAGTAGTCACGCAGGGTCATGCCGATTTCCCCGTAACGGTCTGACGGGAATGCGGCCTTGTCTTCCATGTCTTCCATCATTCCCCCGCAGTCTTGCGCAGTTCAGCGTTGGTCACCAGAGCCTCCAGCAGCTTATCCGCCTTAATCTCTGCTTCAACCTTGATCGGGGACTCAGCATCCCCAGCAACAGCGATCCTGTCGCCGTACTTCTTTGGCTTCAGCTTCGAGGCAGTCCACTTGCGGGCATCAATGCGGTTCTTCTGCCACTGCACATATGCAGAGTGCAGCTTCATATCCACCACATTGCCGTGCCTGTCAAGAACCTCCTCAAGCTCAGGCGTCTCATCGGCAATAGCAACGATCTCGTCAGCGAATGCCTCAGCCTGTTCTTCACGGGCGCGTGTGTATTGTTCAGAGAAGTCAGGCTTTTGCGACAACCACAAGAAGACGCTTGCGATTGAAGGCATTGCGTCATCCCTACAGATGGAGCGCAGGCTCTCTCCTTCTGCGATGCGAGCACAGATGGTAGCTGCCAGCTTATCTGAGTAGATTGATGGTCGTCCTGTGCGTGCCATGATTGTGTTTACGTTTGGTTAATTTTACTGCGATTGATCAGGTATGCCCAACATGCGCCGCCTGCTACTTTAGCTACGAACTGCATGATGACGATGTGAGGCATCAGGGCTCCGAATGCTATGGTTGGGAATACCAGGGAATCAAGTGCTGCTCCTGCGATGTTAGAGACG